CTCATTGCCTGGCGTGGGTCCACCGCCACCACCGACTCCACCACTGATGGAGCCATAGACGCCCGGCATGGTCGGCCCGCCGACATTACCGCCTTGTCCTTGTGTCTGCATTCGGCCGGGCGCGTTGGCATCCCACCAGCTACTTCCGCCGCTACCGTTATCGATGGCGAATTGATTAGCCAATGACTTGCGCTCCCAAGCTGGTGTAGTGACTCACGTCCGTCTGTGGGACTTGCTTCGTTGACCCGTCCGGCCCGCGCATGGTGACCATCTGAGATGTCATTCCCGGCCGCGGCACCGCAGTGCCTTGCGCTGGCCCGCCAGGTGTGGCTGGACCGCGCTGATGCATGTCCGACTGCAGCGCACCGGTTTCCGATCCGGTGACGCCCGGCCACGTCTGCGCGGGGGCAAACTGGCTGGGGTCCAAGCCGAGAATCTGGGCCATCCGTGCCCCAGCGCTCTGGCCGAGATTCATATAGGGCTGCAATCGCTGATTGAATTCCCCGTAGCGCTGCGCTTCTAAACCCTGGAGATACTGGTCTCGCTGCTTTTCATAGGCAAGCGCTTCCCGCTGAAATTGCGCTTCAATCTCAGCCGCTTTACTGATGCCGCTTGACTGGATGCCGGCGCCGATGAGGCTCCCGGCCGTGCCAATGAGCGTGCTGCCGAGTCCACTGCCGAGAAACTTCCCGACGCCGCCGAGGATGCTCGAGCCCGGCACGCCGGCACTCGACAGCGAGGCTGGCACGGTCGATCCACCGACGACGGCTTGTGTCGCGGCCATGTTCGCCGGTGTGGAAGGGCCAAGGGCGGCTGCCGTCCCCGCGCCAGCGGCACCCCCAGCCCCTCCCGCCGCGGCGAGTTCAGCCGGCGTCAGCGCCGCCAGACTCGCGGGCACCGTGGAGCCTCCAGCGATCGCGGCTGTGCCCGCCATACTGGCGGGTGTGGATGGCCCAAGCGCCGCCCCTGCGGCTCCGGCGCCAGTCGATCCGCTCCCAGCGGCGCCACCCGCGGCCAGCGGGCCATACACCCCAGCCAGCCCCAAGCCTTCAGCCCCCGCAAGATACGGCAAGGCATGGAGCAACTGCCCGCCGAAGCTTGAGCCAGGGGCGCTGTTGGGCACGCCGAGCCCGACACTAGGCGCTTCATTCGGATTCGCGGCATCGTCGGGACGGCTGATATTGACCAGATTCCCGCGGCCATTGAAGGCCCAACCGGCTGGCATTCCCGGCGTGGTGATGTGGTGATAGGTCTTGGCTTCGCGCAGCATTTGTTGCTGCAACGGGGTCATCGCGACAAGTGCATAGCGATTCGGGGCACCGGGCGTGCTGCGTTCGGCCATATCAGATCCTTGCCAGTGCGTTCCACGTGGAACCATCACCTTGCGCCAAAACGCTGTTGTACTGAACCGCAAGTGTCGGATTTACGACCCCATCCACGGTCCCTGTGAGCGTCACGGCGTTGGCTGAGGCGTCTGTTTTCTTGACACACAGGATACGCCCGGACGTCGGTGTCGGCAGCGTCACCGTCACCGCCCCGGCCGTCGCATCCACCAGCACCGTGAAATCGGTCGCCAGCACCATATACGGGCTGTCGGCGAAGACTTTCGTGACGACTTGATGCACGATGTTCGTGCTCGTCAACGACGTGAGCGCGGCCGCGTTCAGGGCTGGAAGGGCACCGCTCAACACCGCCGCATTCAGCGCCGTGAGTGCACTGCCCGAGATCGCTGGAAGTGCACCAACCAGATTGCCCGAGGTCAGATTCGTCAGGTTGACGCCCGAGAGGACGGGCAAGGGACTGCCGAGCCGTGCATCGGGCAGGGTACCGCTCGAGATCGCGGACGCATTCAGCGCAGTCAAGGCTGAACCGTCGAGCGCCGGGAGCGCGCCCGTCAGGTCTGCGCTAGGGATGGTCGCCGAGCTCGAGACCGCGGCCACGCCTGCAGCTACCGTAATCGAAATGTGTCCAGCTGTGAGCGCCCCAAGATTGACTTCCGCCGTGAGACTGGGATTCGCCGTCGCGACGATATACCTCGCGTCGGCCGGCGCACAATCCAGCGTGACGGTCTGGTTCATGTCGATGTAGTAGCGTCCCCACAGGGCATTGACTTGCCCGTTCTGATCCACGGGCGGCGTATTGAGCGGCGGCGGTTGCAGCGCAATCGTCATAAACTAGAGATGGCTCGCTGCGGCGTGGAAGGACACGCAAATCTGATGCAGGAGAGTTGCTCGGGAGTCCGCGGGCAGCACAAAGCCTGTATCGATCGCACACGGTTCTAGGTCGAAGTTGTAAAGCGCAGACCCGCTTCGGCGGTGGGATGAAAGCTGCACCCCAGATGTGCGGGCAAAACGAGGCGTCGAACCACGCCTATCCTGCATCGAGCCGGTATCAAGCCCGGTCAGTGAGCCATTCATAGCGCGCCGCTCCCTTGCGTGATTTTCAACCACAGACCTGGACCGAACACCACGCGCACAGCGTCAGTAATCGATACCTCGAATACGAAACGATCGAGACGCACGCGGCCCAGCCGGTGCCAAATCGCCCGCGCAGTGTAGTGGCCCATCGCGCCAAGACTCGCGCTGATGGCTGGCGTCCAGGTCATGCCGCCGTCACGACTCACGCGGCCGAGCACCGTCGGCGCTGAGCCTTGACCGCTATTCAAGCCGACTCCTACTTGGGCGCCCAGCTCGATTTGGTCGATGAATGCGATATCGGCCTCTGCGCTCACGTATGGAGCGCGACGCACGCGCCGAATCAGCGCGCCATTGTTTGTGTACGTTTCGAGATCGAGTTGATGGATATCCCCGGTCTCGAAATCGCCTGCAATGACACCCACTGCTGTGCTCACTAACCCGCGTGCGCGCCAGCGTAGGAAGATCGAGGTCGTAAGGTCAAACTCCGCTCTCTCGTGCCAGAGTTGTTCCTGTACGTGAAAAACAAACGTACGGCCGCAAGTGCCAGCGCAAGGAATCGTCCATCCAACGAACACCCGGCCATCCTGTGAATAGGAAAACGCTTCCACATCATCGAGGTTCGTAGCCTGTCCGATCGCGAAGTTGATCGCATCCGTGCTTATGGGCTTGGCTTGACCTTCAGTCACTTGCACGACATAGGCACGGCCTTGGCTGTTTTGTGCGACCCAATAGACGGCCACTCCGTCAGTTGTCCAAGCATTCGGGCCAACGATGCCTTCGTACTGAATCGCGCCTGGATAGGGCAGAAAGGGATTATCCGCGCCACCTGAATCGTAATAGATGTCTGTGGTTTCTGAGCCGATCGCAAAAATCCGATCGCGCATGACGGCGAGCGCGACATAGTTATCACTGGTTTGCGAGCGCGCCCAATAGTCGAGACTATCCCAGCTCAAACCGTCTTCAAGGCTGGAGAACCAGACCTTCACAGTGGAGGCTTCGAGCAACAAAAAATAACCGTCTATGAATTGAACGCACGTGGCAGCATCAGTCAGCGGGACCGCGACGGGACCATGAAAGGTATTCGTATCAAGCTCGAAAATGTAGAGTGAGCCTCCCCCGCAAATCGCTAACTGCTCGCCGCCACGTCCATTACTTGCGAATGAGACAGGCTCACCGTCATCGGCAATCGCGCCGAGCGTGGTCGATGTGTTCGCGGTCAAATCGAGTTCGTAGAGCGTGCCGCCCACGACCGCAAACGTCCGACCATCTTCAGAGAACAGACCACGGCACGACGTAGTGCCCACTGAGAACAATCGTTTCAAACCGGGCGTGCCCCACAACACTTTTTGTTTCGAGTTCGCTTGCGATTCGACGGTCGTCGCAAACAAATTCATCGTTTGTTCGCAATCGAGCGTAGGGCTACGCGATTGGTAGGTACCAGAGCAGAATTGCGACCACAGGGGTGACATTTATTTCAGCACAGCCGTATCGGAACCGTGGTATAAACCTGCACGGTTTCCCAATGAATGCGTGGAATCGACGCCCGCTCACCGATATTCTCGGCCGCACATTTGGCCGCTTGACGCCCGTATCGGAAGCACCACAACGCGGCAAGCGCCGGTACATCCGGTGTCAATGCGCCTGCGGTCAGAAACGAACGGTCGAACTGTCGGCACTCCTGACCGGCAACTCGAAAAGCTGCGGCTGCTGGAATCGCGATCTGAATCGCTTCGTACATCGCACACACGGCGAATCGTACTCGCCTGAATACAAAATTTGGCTTGGCATCAAGAAACGCTGCACTGATCCCAACAGTGTTGGATTCCGATTGTATGGTGGGCGAGGTATTCGACTGTATAAGAAATGGCTGCATGACTTTCCAGCCTATCTCGCCTATACGGGTCGCCGTCCGTCGCCATTGCATTCGATTGATCGTTGGCCGAATCCAAATGGCCATTACGAGCCCGGTAATGTGCGGTGGGCGACACCACGCGAACAAGCTAATAATTCGTCGCGCAATCACCATCTCACATATGACGGACAAACGTTGACGGTTGCGGAATGGGCCACAGAACTTGGAATGCACTACACAACACTGATGTATCGCATCCGCGTTGGCTGGACCATCGCCGATGCCTTGACACTCTCGCTGATGCCGGGTGTGTCACGTCGAAAACGCTAGAGACACATTGCACGATCCTGAACTATACGTCGTGCAGTTCGCACGAAACTGCGAAAAGCCCGAATTCGCAATCGTAAAGATGCCAGTCGTGGTGGTCGTGGTGGCAATCGTGCCCGCCGGAATAGTGACACCGATGGCGTACCAAGTTTGATTGTCCAGACTCACTTGAAACGTCACCGTTCCTGTAAGCCCACTGCTGATGGTCATGGCTAGGGCGCGCATGCGGCTTTCAATCGGCCACGCAGCGAGTGCCGTAGCGCCCGTTCCACTTGTGATCGATTGAGTCTGAGGCTCAATGAGCATGTCTTACCTCACCCACGTGGTGCCAGAGTTGATGTCGTAATAAGCGGCGTGTGCGAAGTCGTTCTGCATGTCACTCATCTTCAAATTTGCTCGCTTCAGCAGTATGAGCGCGCGATCCGCTTTGTAATTCAAGTCTTCAGTGACTTGTCGGCCGTATGGTGCAGCAAGTCGTCGCGCAAGGTTGAAGACAATCCCATCTTGATAACCGGGTGGAATCTGATACGCGGTCGTGAGATTGCCGAAGGTCGTGAGCGCTTGCTCGAAATACAGCACCAACTGCGTATTGGTCGTCGATGGCACCGGCCACGCGTACAACGCGCCCAAGCCGGATGTGAACGTCGGGTTGTAATAAATCGACGTGGGTTGCGTGCCCGCGAGACTCTTCACCGGCAACTGGTCGTAGGACTGGTCCGTCATGATGCCGAGCGGAATCTCCGTCGCGCCGTCAATCAGGAGGAGCATCGCTTGCTGAATGCTGTTCTGATTCACAGGCCGCGCAATGTCGTAATTCCCACCGGACCCGATGGTATAGGGATTCGTCGGCCCACCTTTGCCACTCGTCCACGCTAAGACGTGTCGTGCGGTGGCGGGAATGGTAAGCGGTTGTGTGGCCCACGATCCGATCATGCCATTCAGCGCGCGGAGGCCGAATTGTTGCGCGTCACTGTTCGGAATGGATTCTCCTGGCATGAAGCAATTCAACTCGAACAGCGCGTCCGTGATGATGTCTAGGGCAGCGACTGCGCCAGCGACCGGCACACCTTGCGTCGGCGTGAGCGTCGGAACGGCGGTCGAGAAAACCTGGATGGTTTGAGGTACTGCGCCCGTACCGATGAAGGTGTAGGCGCAGAGAATCCCGTCGGTCTCAGTTTGGCTGGGCGAATACGTCCAGTACCCTTCACCTTCATGCACGCACGTTCCGCCTGCGCCTGCGGTCTGTGTGCCTGCGTCTAAGGTGATAAACGCGGATACTGGTCCCGTCGTGTAGGGCGAGCCATCCGTTGCATTGGCGAGCTGTGCGCCAATCTTTTGCCCCGCCGTGTTGCGATAAAAGGCCATGCGTTATTGGAGCACTACATTGAGAGTCGTCCACGCCGGATTGAAGCCGCTTGGGGCAATCGCACCATTCGCGCCGAGGACGAACACGCCCAGCGACGTGCTGCCGAGACTCCCTCTCATGATGCGGGATTCTCAACTCTGTGCAAGGGCATCTTCTTCTCGGCCGCTTTCTTCGCTTCGGCCAGTTGCTCGGTCAGATTCTCAATCTCGATTTGATGCGCAGCAATCTGGAGCTGAAGCGCCCCGATCATTTCGCGCACCACGGCATCCATTGTTCGCGCCATGTTATGCAACCACCGCTGATACGGCGGCACCGGCATCGTCTCCGGGTAAATCCTTCACGCCGAGCACGTCAGCCACTTTGGCCCATTGATCCAGTGTGGCTTTGTCCAGCGCCTCAGTGATGCAAGACTTGCGATGAGCCTGACAGCGCGGCACTACGTCTTCGATGACCGTTTGCAATAATTCCATCAATAACGCAGAGACATCAGGGAGCGGCTTCTCGAGATGCACGGCATCGCCATTGATGGTAGTCAGCAGCCATGTCAGTGACTCGTCCTGCGCGTCGGTGGTTTCAAGCGTAAGCGATACCTTACCCACTACGCAGCTCCTTTCATGAGGCCGCTGTTCACGAGCGCGGTACGAATCGCCAGCAGCAACACCGCCACGGTCGCGAAGTTGGCATTGATGGCCGCTTGCGAGAAGACGACGCCCACATCGACGAGTGAGGACGCCGCAATGCCGCCCGTGCTATCGGTGATGGACGCTTGCCCGGCCGCCGCTGGTTGAATGATGGGCGTGGCGTTCCAGAACCCAAGTTTCTGCGATGTCGCTGTGCCGACCTTCGTACCAGTCGTCGCATTCACCACGACGTTCATCGCATCCGCGAACGTCAAGCCGCTACTATCAATCGTGACGCGTGTGCTCAGCGTCTGCGCCGTCGTGCCACTCGCCAGCACCGTGGGTGTCTGGAAGATCAGCGAACTGACCGCACCGGCGCCGGTGCCCTTACCCGAGGCGAGCGTGAGATTGCCGCCCGTCTTGTCGGTGCCCGTGATGCCATTCGCGGCTTGCAGCGTTTGAGAAACGGCGGCACCGTTCGTATCACGCCCAAGTTGCAACACCGCTGACCCGCCCTGCGACAACGCCACGTTCCCGCCGATAGACAGACACGAGATCACATCAACGGTGTCGGTCGCAAACGCGTTATTGATCGAAATGACATTCGCTTGGGCCGTCGCTGCGAAATTGTCGGTGTAGCGCGAAATACCCCATGACGCCCCCCCATTACCCTCAAAGACATAACACCGTCGGCCCGTCTGGTTACTGGGGAAGTTCACACCGAATGATGATTGCCGATCGACATAGCACTGTGTATTACCACCGATCTGCAAGTCGAGAAGTTTTGAGGCCGTTGCACTGGCGGTGTTCGTGATGTTTAGCAAGAACGCTTTAAAGGTGGTCCCACTCGCATTCCAGGTCTGCGTGGCACTAATGAGCGGTTGAGAGGTCGTCTCAGTCGCGCCCGTGATGGTCAGTGCCGTCGCCGCACTGGGCGAAATCGTGCCACTCGTGCTCGTCCATACGCCGAGGACGGGCGTGACCAGCGTCGGGGATGTGCTCAAGACCACCGCGACGGTACCAGTGCTCGCAGTAACGCCGGTGCCACCATTGGCGACGGGTAACGTGCCCGTGACGCCAGCCGTCAGCGAGATTTGCCCCCATGACACATCCGTGCCATCCGACGAGAGATAGCGACTCGCCGCACCAACGGCTAAGCGTGCCCATTTCGGCGTCGAGTTGCCGATGATGATATCGCCGCGCGTGACTGATGCCGCGAGCGTGTCGCCATGCGTCGCACTCAACACGTTGTGGGCCGTGACGCTCGTCAGGTAGCCCGAATCATTCGTCCATTGCGAGATGTTGCCCGTCTTATTTGAGAAGGCGACGGCGGCTGTGGCCAAGTCACTGATGGCTGCTGCGGTAATCGTCCCGCCGCCTGCGGCATTCAGATGCGAGTGCGTCGCGTTCGTGAAGTTCGCAATCGTCGGCGTGACAATCGTCGGCGACGTGCCAAACACAAGGAGGCCCGAACCGGTTTCATCAGTGATCGCACTTGCGAGATTCGCCGATGACGGCGTGGCGAGCCACGTGGCAACTCCAGTGCCCAGTCCTGTCACACCGCCGACTGGCAAGGTGCAATTCGTTAACGTCCCGCTCGTCGGTGTCCCGAGAATCGGACTGACCAGCGTTGGCGTGTTCGCGAAGACAAGCGCACCCGTGCCGGTTTCATCGGTCACGGCGGCAATGAGGTTCGCGCTGCTAGGCGTCGCGAACCAGGTCGCGACGCCTGTGCCGAGACCAGTGAGGCCACCGACTGGCAGCGTGCAATTCGTTAAGGTGCCCGATTGAGGCGTGCCGAGAATCGGCGTCACCAATGTAGGCGACGTGGCAAAGACGGCCGCCCCCGACCCGGTTTCATCCGTCAGCGCCGCGGCGAGATTCGCGCTTGATGGCGTTGCTAAGAAGGTGCCGACGCCGGTCCCGAGTCCCGTCACACTGCCAACAGGCAACCCGGTACAGTTACTCAAAACACCGGAGGTCGGTGTCCCAAGCAACGGCGCGATGAGCGTTGGCGTATCGGCAAAGACCAGCGCGCCGGAACCAGTCTCGTCGCTGATGACGCCTGTCAGTTGCAGCGAGGTTGTCGCGGCGAATTGCGAGAGCGGTGAAGCGGTCAGCCCGACGCCGCTCGGCAAGTCACCGAGGACAATCGCGGCCGCAGTCGGAATGCCGCTCGCATAGCGCAGATACGTCCCATCCGCGCCGGCCGCGAGACGTGTGGGCGCACCTGTTGATGCGAGATATGGAACGTCTCCCGTACTCGTGAGCGCTCCTGGCGAGCGCAACAGACTGGCCGCGGTGAGCGTGTGAAAGATGCTCGCGCCGTTTGCATGCGCCGCGGCCGTTGTGCTTTCGGCCGCTCTCGTGACGGTCCAGGTCAACGTCCCTTGGCCCGCCGTCACGATGAGGAGTTCGTCGCCGATGAGAATTCGGTATTGCCCGCTGGACGGGAAGGACGCGAAAGACGCGACGATGAGGCTGGTATCGCCGGCGAGAATGGCTCCGTTCAGCGTCGTCCAGGCCGCAGACGGTGAGCTTAAAACGGGCGCATTGGTATAGGACTCAAGCGCCATGTGCGAGCAATTCTAGCGCCGATTACCCGTCACTCGGCTCACCTTCGTCATCCGTCAAGTGCATCTCAGCTACAGTCGCCAACGGGAGCCGCACGGTCGAATGGAATCGCATCTCACCCGCTCGCCGATTCACGCACTGACAGATGACGTGCAGGCCATCGGAATGAATGCGTTGCACAGAGGCGAGAATCAATATCGGATCGTGGGGGTAATCGCGCCGTCGGATGGTAAGGCGCATCACTCACGCTCCCGTTGGAGTCGCCAGTAGAGGCGTATCTTGACGCGCAAGTACTCCTCATTGCTCCAACAGGCGTATTCGACATACAGCCGGAGCACCCAGCCGAGCATCACACCGATCGCCACACCCAGCGCGCACATTACTTCGCCGACTTGCCGAAGATGCGTTCAAAGAGCGGCAGATCGTGCGCGCGTTGCTGCGCGGTCAGTTGGGCATCAATCCGACGCATGTCCAAATCGAGTCGGTCATCCAAGGCCACGATGCGCGCTTCCAACGCCAACACGTGCTGTTCTAGCGCGCGGATGCGTTCGCGGTCGCTCATGTCGGGATGCGAAAAAATGCTCATCGCGTGTGGTCCGCAATGGTAATGCCGAGCAGAATGCCGAGGATGAGCCACATCACAGCGTTGCAGGCGTCAATCAACAAGCGCCGTGTCGCTGGCGTCATCGGCACTCACCCGTGATCCTCGTGCAGTGGTTGATCCGCTCGCTTCGCGAGCCGATAGTACCCGTACGCAAACAGCGCCAGCATCATCATCGAGAGCTCAATCGCCGTCGCCAGCATGGGCGTCCATTCTGCTAGAAAAGTCGTTTCGTCGCTTCGTTGAGTGCGTGCGCCACCACTTTATCGGCTAATTCATCGGTGAGTTGCGCTTTGACTTTCTCGCGAATGACCTCTTGATATTCCCCTAACTGACGGAGGATTTCCTCGCGCACCAACTGCTCAACGACTTTCTTTACGGGGTTGTCGTAAGAGCGCGTCAGCCCATCGACGGTATCCTTGACGACTTTCACGATGGCTTCGCCAAGCACACTCTTCGTAATGGCGTCCGCAATAGACCGATTGATGTCCTCGCCGTTCAATTCCACATGGAAATCAGCCATTTACTCCATCGCCGTCGCCAGCATCGGGCGAGTCTACTCCTGACGGCTGCGCCGTTCCTTGCGCCAGCGCCGCAAGATGTCGGCAATCCAGTGACGAAGCTGTTGATTCCCGTCCACCTTCCAGATGCGCGGATAGGACTTCCTACTCATCGGCGGCGTTGGCTTCTGATTCCGACTCAACCGTTTCACCTGGGGCTGGTACCCGTTCCAGCAGCACACACACCATCGATCGGACGTTGACAGGCCGCAGAGCCTTCTGCGCGGCCTTTGTCGCACGGCCGACGAGATTACCGTAGCTCGCCGCCGTTACCGTGCCCCTGTGGGTGAGCACCGGACGGAGATCGAACTCAAACGAGACGCTGTAGCGCCATGTCTGCTGT